CTTGCCGTCCAGGATCGTGTTGATCACCCGCGCCATGTCGCGGCGATGCCTGGCCTCGTTGTCAGACTGCTTGTCGACCTTGGGAAAGTTGACGTCGGCGACCATTAGAAGTTGCTCAATCTATGACGCGGATCCGGCCGCGAACCGCCCTCGAGGCTTGCCAAGTACTGTTGATCGGCACCGCATACCGAGCGGATAGCGTCCCGCTCGCGCACTGTAGCCTTCATGACCTCGATACATTGGATCATGGCCACGGCGAGCTCTTCGTCCTCACTGTCGGCCGCCAGGTCCTCCCAGCGCTCCATGACAGCACGATTGACCGGCGAGCCCCAATCCACCCGATTGCGCAACACGCGCCGGCGCTCGAATAGCCGGTCCTCCTCGGCCGTACGCCGCTTGATGTCACCTTTAGGGGTTTCCCGCACCAGAACGCGACCCTCTGCCATGCGCCATGACCTCATAGGCCCCGCCTTGGAAGTTGGTCCACGTCGAACCTGCAGGCACCCGGATCCGGCAAGCGTAGAATCTACCGTTAACGTGATCGATGTCAAAAGGAACGGATCCGTGTTGGCTAAGGCCCCGGAGCGTCGTTTCAACTGGCGTCTGGTTGAGCTGATCGCGGACCCTCATAGCCACCTCGACATCATCGGTATCGATGATCGGCATATAGCCTTGAACTTCAGTGTAACCGCCCTGAGTGTCAAAGCTTTCGGCCATGGTCATTGAGGCTTCAAGCGTGGATCCAGTGAACTGCTTTAGCTGGAAGTCCGAGCCAATCGCGATCGGTACCGGGCTATCAGTCCTAGACGCGTTGTTGTCGAGTGAACCCATCGAATCAATTTGCTGTTCACTATTCGACCATTTGCGCGTCAACCAATTGAACCTCAAAATGCGGTCGTTGTTGTCCGTCTCGGCCGCCTGAGACACTGAGCGGTAAGCCAGAACGTAGTTCTTGTTAACCGCGTCGATCGTGGCAGCAACGCCGGCCTGGAGACCGAAGTCCGCCGCAAAATCCAGGTCACTGTTGAAAAACTCGTCCATTTGACCCTGGCCGATCGGCGTCATGTTCTGGCCGTCAAAGAAGTAAAAGCCGTTCTGGCCAAATAAAAACAGCGTCTCGTTGTGCACGGCGATCGACCCCGGCACCGTCGTGCCTTGGTCCGCCTCAACCTCATCGAACTGGAAGACCTGCGGAGGCCCCACATAGTTGACGCGCCAGACCTTCCTAGCGCCGATGATCACAGCGTCCGCACCACCAACGCCGGGGATGATGCGCTGCAGGCGCCCACCGCCAACCAGCGGCCCGGAAAAGCCACTCTGGACCGTCGGAGCGAAGTCCGACCCCGGATCCGGCCAGCCGCCGGCCGGGACATCGGCACTAATGGGCAGGTTAGGATTGCCGATCGCCGACCACGCCGCCCGGAATGGCTGCAAACCACCCCCAAAGGCCTGGTCATTGTAATTGACCCCCATCAAGAACCCGGCAACGGTCGCAATGCTTTCGAACTGCGGAGCGTTAGCGATATCGGTAAAGACCGCCGCCCCTCCGGAGGAGATTTGCGTCCTGGTGTTGCGGTTAGCCGCAATCACGTTGTTGCCGAAGTTCGCGAAGCTCCAAGGCGTCCTAGCAGTCGTTGTGTAGCCTGGCGCCCTCGAGACATTTGACCAGGCGCCTTGCTCTGTCCTGGTCAGGATCCGGCTTGCATTCGCCGCGGTCGCAAAGGTCCCGACGAAGATCTGTACGTCATCACCTGGCGCCGGCGGAACACTGTGAATAGGCCCGTTGACCTTGAGCGCCGTTCCAAACTCGGTTGTCGACTGATTGAAGAAATCGACCAGCGCCCGCTCGGGACCATAGAAACCGTTAGAGCGCGGTATCAGGTTGAGCGCTGCAACCATCCCGTCATTGCTGGGACTCGGCACATCAGGTTGCCAGTCTCCAGGAGGGACAAAAACGAACTGTGCAATAGGTGGATCCGAGACAACCCCGACCATTTAGAACGGGCTCGGCGCGTAGATTTGCCCTGTCGTCTCGAGGCGTGACACGTCAGCCTTAAGCTTCCGCGAATACCATGTGATGTCTGCAGCGTTAGCCTCGGCCAGTGACGCGTTCTTGATCCGGTTCATGTAGATGTCCCACTTCACCCGAGCTCGGATCAAGCCCAGCGCCTCGTTCGTCCAGGCATTCGTCTGAGCGTCGTCAGTAAACGGCACATTGGCCAGGCGTAGCACTGAGTAGAACGTGAAAGGCGCAACCTCATTAGGCGCCGGATAGACGAAGAACTGGCGGCCGAAAACGGCAAAGTACTTGGGCTCGCCAACCAGGTTTGTGTCGTCGTTGATCTCCTGCAAATAGCGCTCGAATGGCCATTGCTGCAGGAGGTCCAGGTCACCCTGAGAGCGGAACTGGACGAACTGAATGTTAAGCACCGTTGTGGGGAGCGTGTACTCGGTTTGATTGACCACCGAATCGAGCGTCACCGAGCCCACATTGAAGCTGTACCGCTCCTGCTCGTAATGCTCGATTGCCCGGTTGATCGCATCATCAACGACTGTTTTCAGCGCGTTGTCGGTACGGCCTCCCAGGTCGTTCTGGATCTCTGTCGAGAGCTCCCCACGTGTTGGCATGCGCTAGGCGTCCGCGTTGTTGTCCTTGCCAAGATCCGGCCCGGCACCCTGCCCTGTCGGGACATCGTCCGGGAGCTCCGGCCCATCGTCGAGCTCGGGATCCTTCGGCGCCATCGGATTGTTGAGCGTCTCTGGCGGTTGCTCTACGCCAGGCCCTCCGGGCTCGGTCACCGCCTCCGGATCGACCAGCGCTTTAGGATCGAAGTTTCCAAAGCCTGAATGGTCGGTAAATGGCGGATTCGGCTCTGGCGGATTGGTGGTCAATGGCGGATCCAGAGGTGGAAGCGACGCCCCTTCCCCGACACCAGGTTGCGCCGGCGGATCCTCTGGCGCCTGTGTCGCGGCCTCGAGCTCGGCCGTTAGCCTCCGGATCTCAATGCACGCATCGGTTAGCAATGGCGCCAGGCCGTCGCCACGGTGTTTCTCGGTCGCCTCTTTAGCGGCGATTTCCATGTGTTCAATACTGTGTCGCATGTCTTAGCTCCTTAGATGAGCGCAACCCGACGGCCACAGAGGACCGCCGGGACATTGCGCAAGAAGCATCCAGAGTTAGAAGCATCCAGAGTTAGGAGGCTAAGCCGATGATAGCAACTGCACTTGGTCCGTATTGTCCGTGTAACCGTCCATCGTATACGTGGCCCAGATATGGCCATCCACCGCGGCCGCGATCGCCGTAGCACTGGAGAAAACGAGCGACCTGGCCGACGACACTAGGAACGGCAACCCGCCGTTAGCGGTGACACCTGGCAAGATAGTCCGACCAGCGGTTAGCGCCGCCGCGACCCGGAAAAAATCACCGTCTTCAGCCGGCAACGTTTCCCCCGGAATTGGCTCAAAGCCAACGGCAAAGTTGGTTAGCGCCGTGTCGCAGAAAATCCCGATTTCCATGATCAACGCGCCGGCCGGCACCCTCGCGAACTCGATCACGTCATTAGCCGCGCCGTCGATCGGCGTGAGATCGCGAACCGCCGGGATGAGCCCGGTCACGTTTTGACGGATCGGCGCGCCCGTAGGTAGTTCAATATTGATGGTCATCTAACAAGCTCCGCTATGGGCGCCGGCAAGCTCACCAGCGCCCTATCCGCCTTAGAAGTTCCGTGTCTGGCCGGTTGCTGTGGTGGTCACGGCGATCGTGCCGAAGTCCTTGCCACCAAACCTTGACTTTTTCAGGCCCGCATTGGTCCCGGCCGCAACGCCCAGCTCGTCGTCATAGTCAAAGAGCTTTTCGACCCATGACAACCGGGCGGCATTGTAGCCACGCCCAAACGCGCACCAGGCCGCCTGAGCACCGCAGAAGACCGCGCGACGCGTACCCGTGACAGGTGCACCTGTCGAGCTATTGACGCCAAGCGGCAAGCGCTCCCAGGAGTGAATGATCGTCTGATTCCAGGTCCCGAGCGCACCCGTAAACAGAGGATTGCCGGTTCGCTCACCGCCCTGGATGAGCTTGCCCTGGATGTCGAACCACCCGCCGTTCGTGGTGTCAGTCCGGAGCTGAGTCACGTGGAACGGATGAATGAACATCACGTACCAGCGTTGACCGCCGTACTCGATAGGCCGAATCAAGGGCTCCGAGACTTGCGCAATCTCCATGCAAGTGTCGATCGCCGCGATCACAAATTGCTCATTGGTCGCCGTGGTGATCGATTCGTCCGTCGTGCGGGACTGCGGCCGGATGATGTGGCCCGGCGTGGTCGACGTTCCCTCATCGGGAGCAAGCGCAGGCTGCAGGCCTGTGTAACGGAGATCGGTCTCGCCGTTGTTGCCGGAGATCTGGTTGGCGAACCATGTGTCCTGTCGATCGGCCCACCACTGCGCCAGGTTGTCTAGCGCCTCGTTCCGGAGATCGAACGGAACGCGTTGCTGGGACATCGACCCCTTGCCCTTGACCCGCGTAGCGTGCCGTAGGCGGTTGATGATGATCGAATCATCTTGAGTGTCGAATCTTTCCTCGTTGCCCTCGAGCGTCGCACCGCCGAGGACGCCGCCGCCCTCGAGCTTGACGCGCAGGCCCACCGTGATCCGATCGCCGGCGTTCTTGGACGTCTCATACCGCTCTTGGATGAGGTTGTTAGGCCCCTTCCCTTTGAAATTGCGAATGAAGGTATGCGGGATGGATTCAACAGCAAGCTTCATCGCGTAAAGCTTGTTCGTCAGCGGATCACTTGTTCCGTAGGTCCTTACGGCCATCGATCATTTCCGGAGTTTCGGTAAACGCTCGCTATCGTGGAGCGGATCACGAAACGCCCGAATGACCCCGGCGGCAGGCACCTCACACTATCGCAGGAGGCGCGCGATACGCCCGATTGACCCCGGCGTCAGGTTGTCCACACGATAAGAAAAACATATCCAGAATGCAAATAGCTCTGGAAAGGCGCCATGAACTTAGCCGAGATCGCCCTCAAGAACCCACTAACAGCCGGGATCGTCATCCTCGGCGCGATGGCCGGCTCACAGTTATCGGGCTGGATACCGTCCAAGCAAATCAGCGACTTACAAGCCAGCATTGAGAAGAGAAACGAAGCGTGGAACGACCTCGAAAACCGGATCATCCGCGTAGAGGACGTCCTACGACATCATGAAATCAGGATCTCCAGAGGCGCCAGCCAGTTGAACGATATCCAGAACGTTGTCCACGACATCGACACCAAGCTAGCCCGGATGGAAATGCGCCAGGAGACCATGAAAGACCGCCTGCAGCTGCTCAAACAGGAATAATTCTCGGAATATTTTGTAACCGTTTTTCGTAATAAAAAGTGCTATCGAATTCTAATAACAGATTCTCATAAGCGGAGCTCGGCCTCGAATACGTCGTCCGGGATGATCATCGAGGAGCTCGCCCACGACCGGCGCCGCGATCGGCGCGACCGCGACGCCGGCGGCCGCCGCTCCTGCCCTCTTCAGGAACGCTCTACGCTTCATCGAAATACTTCCAAATACCCCGGCCGCATAGCTGAGCGTCTCGCCAGGCGTCCTCTGGATTGTCCCGGATCTTCAATGGTGAATAAGGATGTCCGATCGACCACGTCGCCGGCGTCTTAGGATAGATAACCGAGCGATCTTTAAAGGCGTAAAAACCATCGGCACCATAGAAAAACGTGGTCGTAGCCTCGGCCTCTGGTTCACTGAACGGGATTGACGGCGCGACACCCGCGGCCGCTACTAGCGCCGTTGAGCTCTTGAGAAAGGCCCGGCGCTTCATGGTACATTCCAGATTGTACCAACCGCAATGACCGCACTAACGACAGCGCAGAACGTCGCCACGTAAGCCCACATTCTCGCCTTCTCCGCATGGATCCGGGCTTATTGTGCATGCCAGGAGATCCTGCTCGCGTTGTCCTCGAGGATGTTCACCGCTCACGGTCCCGGAGTAGCAGAAAGATGATGGCGCTCAGGTAGAACACATCCTTAAGCGACGCTGCAAGCTCGAGGCCTACGTTGTGCCAAGGCGCCACGGCCGCCAATATTTGAAACGTGACGGTCGCAATGATCGCCACGATAAGAAAGCCGGCGATATACCCCGGCCACATGTCAGAAATGCCTAACGAGCCAAGCCGCGACGCCTATAACCACCGTCGGCACCACGGGAATCGACCAACCTAACCAAAACCATCTGTACATAAGCCCCCCCCTTATGTCCCAGGCGCGACGCCGGCCGGCCTCTCCCGGCCTAGTCAGCACGACCGGCAACTCCGCCGGCGCCGCTCCTGGTAGCCGTCCAGCTTCCCCTCGAGCATTTCCCGCAGCCATCGACTGACATAGCCACCGGATGAGCTCGAGGACTGGACCACTTGCACCGACCGGGACTCGAACCCGGAACCACCGTCCCCGTAGGAACGGGCTCTACCTCTTGAGTTACCGGCGCCAAACTTTTTAGGCGATAAGCAACTTACTTATTCAACCCGCCCTTCTGGGCCCAGTCTCTCAGAGCCCGAGCACGGCCTCAACAGAATGCACCTCAAAGTCCTTGCCTAGATCGCGGTAGCGGTAGCGGAGGCCTAGATCCAAACTGTCGACAGGCACCGCGACGCCGGCGAACGCTTGCCATGCAAAGTCATTGTCGTTGACCTCCTCGGCGAGCAACACGCCACCGTCAACGGCTACCAGCGACGTCTGAGTGTGCACGCCACCGACGCCAACGCCGGCGTATCCCTTGAGCCAGTGAGTCGGCATCTCATAGGTTGCGTTCACCATCGCCGTGTAGGCGGCCGCATCGATCGACCCGGCTTGGCCGAGCAGCGCGCCGGCCTCGAGCTCGCCACCGACCCCGAGCTCCGAGCGATAGCCCACGGCGCCAGTGATCGCGAGCGCCGAGTTAACGAAGTTCTCAGGGATGTGAGCACCACCGATTGCAAACTGGCCGGTCACCTTGCCGCTATCGGCAATCGCAAACATAGGCGTCGAGGTCAGCGCGATTGCGAAAGCAATGATGTACTTCAGTTTCAACATGAGATCTGTCCTTTTCGGAGGGATGGACCAGGCCGACGGGATCTTTACGACCTGGTCCCTTGGGTAATCAGACGTTTTGCGGTGCGAGCTCTAGCAGACCATGCAACGCCTCGGCGCCGGCCTGAAAGTCCTTGTTGTAATAGCCGAGATGTTGCAGCGACCACCCGCGGCCATGGCCAGGACGCCGGCGGAGAGCGCCAACCAGTAGCACGGTTGTCCCCTGCTCGGTCGGAGGCTCAATGTTGATCGTGAAGAGCTCCGGATCCACGATACCGCCGCCATCATGCACGACTAAAGCGGTAGGTTCGGACGCGACAAGATCGTCGGAGCCAACGGCGATGACGCCAATCACGGCACGATCGAACCATTGCGGGATCCTGTCCGGCGTGAACACGGCCGTTTGATCGTAGGAGCCCACTTTCTCGTTCCCTTGATGCACTAGGCCAGTATTCGCAATGCTACGCGTATGAACGCAGCCAAGGGTATCAATCGACACCATGCCGGACGCTGACACCATCACAATCGCCAGGCCTGCGCTTAGCTGTGCATCCCAGGAGGCGCCAAGAACAAACGCCTTGGGCTCCTCCTGCTTTGACAGGTTATCGAACGCGTGAGCCTCACCGGGCTCTAAAACTTTGGTTGTCATGATTTACCAGTCTTTCGGTTGAGACGCCGGGGAGGACCTGGACATCCGAAGCTTGCCCAGGTCCTCCTTTGGTCGACGTCGTGCTGTTGCGACTTACAGCCCCTAATGGGCGCCAGCGCTTCCTGATGATGTGTTATCGATAGTCACACCATCGGTTCAAGGCGTACGCGACAGGGATTCGAACCCTGGAAGCCCGGTCACAGGTGGAAAGGTCCGCTTTCCGCCATCACCTCGCAGGCTTCCCGATGGCGAGGCGCTTTAAGCCGCTCAGCCACCGCGTGACACCTATCAACCGCCGTTCGTTTACCCGGCTAAGGCATCGCCGGCGGAAGATCTCAGAAACTCGAGTAGGTCGACGGCCCGGCTCGTTGTCGTCCACGACGGCCGGGCGCGTCTCCCTATTGCCCAACACTCGCTTGCAGCTCTTCCATGGCCAGCCGCAATGAAGTGATCGGCTATCCTAGGTTAAGACACATTGACGGTGCAACACCTAATAGCGCCGGTTGAACGATTAGCTGTTCACCTGGCGCCAGCTCAAACACCTCGAGCATTCGCCGACAGTCCGCCAGCGCCGCGTCCGGCGTGTCGTAGACCGTGAAGGCTTGTGTCTGGAGATAGGATTCTAACGCGAGGTTCTGGCGATCACTGTGGAAACGGATCTTGTATCGGAGCTCGGCCATCAGCCCATCAAGCCGCCTTCTGACTCCATGGCGCCCCACTCGGCGCCCTCGGTTAGCCTCGGCGCGTTCACGTGCACCTGTCCGTCCGGATAGACGAAACCACCGGCTAGAGCCCCATTGGTGCGCTTGTTCGTCAGCTGCTCACGCATGGCCGCCCGCTCCTCCTCGAACTTGGCCATCATCTCATCTTGGCGTTGCATCAGCTGTTGATTTTGCGCGACGAGCGCCATCACCGCACTTTCGAGACCTCCCCC